TACGGCTGGTTTTATAAGTGGTACCGAGACTGTGCTGCACGGTGGTTACGACGGGTACATCTACAAGCAAGAAGTAGGCTCTACTTTCGACGGCACAAACATAAGCGGTATATATAGAGGCCCTGACTTTACTATGGGCGATGCTGGCATTAGAAAAATGATGCAGCGTATTATTTGGAATTACGATAACGAAGGTGCTGTTGATTCTAATTTTCGTATTCGCTACGATTTTAATTCGAGTGAAACTCCGCAACCCGCACAGTATAGCTTAAACGCGGGTGCTGCTGTTGCTATCTACGGAAATACATCATCATTGTACGGGACAGCCGTGTACGGTTCTTCTGGAACTCCGCTGGTTAGGCAGAGCGTTGAAGGCGGCGGATTTACGGTAGCAGTAAGATTAGACGACGCGGCAGGTGCCGCACCAATATCAATCAAAGGATACCAACTGGAATTTACTCCGGGTGGAAGGAGATAACACATGGCAGGTTATACACGACAGTCCACATTTACTGATGGCGACGTTATTACCGCAGCACACAGTAACGACGAGTTCGACCAAGTTCTCGCGTCGTTTAACAATACTTCTGGTCACAAGCACGACGGTACAGCCGCCGAGGGTCCTGTCATTGGTTTGATTGGTGACCCCGGAGTAGCTACTCCTAAAAACAAGGTTGTTGTTGACGATACTAATAATCAAGTAGAATTTAATATTGATGTAAGCGGCACTAGCACAGAGCAGTTTGTGGTCAAGGACGGTGTGATTGAGCCCACTACAGATGATGACATCGACTTAGGTGCATCAGGTAAAGAGTTTAAAGACTTATACATAGACGGTGTTGCATACGTAGACAGCATCAGTATGCCGACCACAACCGTGACGGATATTCTTGATGAAGATAATATGGCATCTAACAGTGCTACGGCATTGGCTACGCAACAATCTATTAAAGCGTATGTGGATACGACAGTTACCGCCCAAGACCTCGACTTCGAGGCAGACAGCGGTGGTGCGCTTAATATCGACCTTGACAGTGAGAGTCTTACGTTTACAGGTGGGACTGGTATTGATACTTCTGGTTCAGGCAATGCTGTTACTTTTGCTATTGATAGCACAGTAGCTACCCTCACAGGTTCGCAGACACTAACCAACAAAACACTTACTTCTCCTATACTGAATACAGCGGTTAGTGGTACTGCTGTACTTGATGAAGACAATATGGCTTCAGATAGTAATACACAGTTAGCAACACAGCAGTCAATTAAAGCATATGTAGACAGTAGTGTAGCAGCAATACCAACAGGTGATATTACATCTGTAGTGGCTGGTGCAGGTATGACAGGCGGTGGTACAACAGGTGATGTTACACTTAATGTAGTTGGCGGTACAGGTATCACAGCAAATGCTGATGAGATTACTATTGACGCTACGGTAGCTACTCTGGACGGCAGCCAAACATTGACAAACAAGTCAATAGCAGCCACACAACTTACAGGCACGATAGACAACGCTCGTTTAGATGCGGAGTTACAAGCAATAGCAGGTTTGACATCTGCTGCTGACAAGGGCATTCAATTTACTGGTTCAGGGTCTGCGGCAACATATGACCTTACTGCCGCTGGTAAGGCTCTGCTTGATGACGCAGATGCTTCTGCACAACGTACCACACTCGGTTTGGCTATCGGTAGCGACGTACAAGCGTATGATGCGGAACTAGCAGCCCTTGCCGGACTGACTTCTGCAGCAGATAAGGGTATCCAGTTCACTGGTTCAGGGTCTGCGGCTACGTACGACCTCACTGCTGCTGGTAAAGCACTACTTGACGATGCAGACGCTACCGCACAACGCAGCACACTAGGGTTAGGAAGTGCCGCACTATTAACAGCAGGTACTTCTGCTAACAACGCAGTACAGCTTGATGGTTCTGCCAGACTACCAGCAGTAGATGGCTCCCAACTAACTAACCTACCAGCCGCTGGTGCAACTGCTGGCTTCGCAGTGGCGATGGCGATTGCGCTTTAGCAGTTGACGAAATAATTTAAAAACTGTATACTATACAGAGAGGTAATAATGGCACAAGATTTTGAAAGAGACATTGCAAGAAATGTTGGTACAGGCGAAGTCGCTTTACGAACCGCTAACTCCGACGATGCGCTTATTGGTATCAATATTGCGAATGTTACAACCACCCAAATCTTAATGGATGTGTACATCACTGGTGCAGGTGCTACTGATGATTACTACATCATTAAAGATGCACCTATTCCTGTAGGTTCAGCCTTACAGGTACTAGATGGCGGTGCAAAGGTTGTAATGCAATCTGGCGATATACTCAATGTGAAAAGCGATACCGCAAGTAGCGCAGATGTTTGGGTATCTGTAGTTGATACTATTAGCGCATAAGGAATAGAACATGCCGTATATTGGTCAGAAAGTTCCCGGTTCCTATCAAGCTACTAAAGCTGTACAACGCTTTAATGGTGACGGTAGTGATACTACATTTACACTAACCACTACAGTATCCTCTGTACAAGATGTACTTGTATCGGTTGATGGTGTTGTGCAAGATACTGCAGCTTACACTATTCCAGATGGAACTACTCTAACATTCACTGCCGCACCTTCTAGTGGCACTGGCAATATCTTCGTTAATTACCTTGCACCTCAAGCTGGCACCATTACTCCTGCCGCTGAGAACAAGGGTAACTTCAAGGGCGGTGGCTTGTTTCGCACCAACGCACAAACACTCACATCTGACATCACTATACTAGCCACAGAGAATGCCAATGTTACTGGGCCATTTACTGTGGCTTCTGGTGTTACATTAACCGTGGAAAACGGTGGGACATTGGTGACGCTATGAGTACATTAAAAGCAGATACCATACAGAGTACAGGCGGCGGTGCGGTCACGCTGACTAAGCAGAGTGCGGCAAAGGTAATTGCAGTAAATAATGTTAGTGCGTTACTGTCTAACACATTTAATGTCAGTTCTCTTGGAGATAACGGCACAGGAGATTTTACGATTAACATTTCCAGTGCAATGGGCAACGTAAATTATTCTGTAACAGGAAGTAGCATTGGAAGCACAAACGACCACTCTTTTTTAGCTACGTTTGGTTCTAACCCAGCCACAACTTCTTACCGATTTTTATCACGAAATGAGTCAAATGCAAGCGTGGACACAGATAGGAACTCTACACAAGTGGGAGGAGACCTAGCATGAGTGAAATAAAAACAGACAAACTCACTGGCACCTCCACCGCTGGGTCTATCCTCGTTACAGGCGAAGGTAATAGCACGACTACTAATCTTCAGCAGGGGTTAGCGAAGTCTTGGGTTGATGTAGAAGGAAGCACTGGAACACCTTCAATAAATGACAGTATTAATGTTGCTAGTTTAACAGACGGTGGTACTGGTGATACGGAAGTAAACATGTCAAATTCAACGGCATCAACAAACGTAGCTACGGCTGGCTTAGGACAGAGCCATACAAGAAATTTTGTGACTGGTGCAGGTGCAACTCCAACGACTTCTATGTACTCCTTGTTCGCTTACAGAGAGTCTTCTGGTTCGGCAGACAGTGATGTAGCAGGCGTTTTATTTGGAGACCTAGCATAATGGCACTTGGAAAAATCAAAGTAGATACGCTAGAACACAGCACCGCTGGCTCACTTGATACGCAGTACGTTGTTAATGGTAGTTTAAAAAGCTGGGGCGTAATTAGCGGTGACGGTACTACCGTAAATGACAGTCTAAACGCAAGTTCATTTACCGACACAGGCACTGGTCAAGGTTACTTGAACTTTGCTAGTAGCATGGTATCAGCAAATTACCTTCAAATAAATTTTAATCAATGGACAGATTTTGATACAGGAAACGGAGCGTATGCTGTCAACAAAGGCACATCAGAAACTTCTAGGTGTCGCAGCTTACACTACGAAAATAAAACACTTACTGACCCGCAGAATAGGCATATTATGGTTGTAGGAGACCTTGCATAATGAACACACCTGAGTTTCAAGGCACACACCTCTGGGACAGACTATGCTGGGCTAAAGAAAACCTAGAAGGTCATCAGTCAGACTACCGTGTTGTTTATGAGGACAGCCTTGACGAGTGTGCAAAGATACTTGTGCCTGACCCTAACTGGATGGCGTGTGCATTGCAGGGCGGTATCCTACCACCTGTAGAAGTTTACTGGGAACTAGCTAAAGATGAAGCACAGCCTGACTTCAAGAAACATACTCGTGGCTATCTGCTACATGAGTCCAAGCCTATTGACGCTATGACAGAAGAACAGGCAATTGAATACCTAATTATGAAGGACTGCCCACAGCATGTGTGGCAGAACTGGGACACTGGCAATAAACCTAAGATGGTTATCTGCCGTAAAGAACAGCTACCAAGCACAAGAGAGTGGCGCAACGCTTGGAAGATAACTGAAGAATTAACAGTCACTGATTTAGCAGCCTAAGAGGAGTAACCTAATGGCAACAACATACATCGTAGACAAGGACGGGAATCAGATTGATGCTTCTACAGCTACCGTTCCTTCTGACCGTCACTTCCGTGGTGCGTGGTCATTAAGCGGCTCAGTCATTTCAGAAGATATGGATGCAGCCAAAGCAATCTTCAAGGATAAGGTTCGTGAAGTTCGCGCACCATTGCTTGATGCAGAAGACGTAGTGTACATGAAAGCACTTGAAGCTGATGACGCAGATGCAAAGGCAGCATCAGTAACTAAGAAAGCGGCTCTTCGTGATGCACCAGCGGCATCCGCTATCAATGCGGCATCCGACATTGCGGCACTCAAGGCAGCTTGGGATACAGACGTACTAGGTGATAGCCCTTACGCATAAGCGTAGGGGTAATCCCGTTATTGGAGATATGTAGATGGCGTTGACTAAAGTACAAACTGGTGGATTTGCTGATGATGCTATAACCCTAGCAAAAGCGGCAGACAGTCTGTATCGTTCTGGAACTTGGACACCTACTCTTACAGATGATTCAAGCAATTCAGCTTCTTTTACAACAACCCTAAATCAATATGTTCGTATAGGAAATGTAGTTCATTTGTTTTTGTCTTTAAATGATATAGACACAACAGGTATGACCACTGGTGATAACATGAACTTGGGGGGCTTACCCTTCAATCATATAGCAGGAAATAGTTTTTCTACTTTGGTACATACGCAAAGCATTACTTTAAATAACATAACAGGATTTACTGTAAGATTTCTTGATGCTTCTAAAACCGCAAGGTTTGAAGAATTAAGGTCAGGGCAAAATGACACTACCATGAAAGTTAGTGACCTGACTAGCGGAAGTGCTGATATAGGATTTAACGCCTTTTATTTAACGGCTGACGCATAGGAGCAGGACAATGCCATACATAGGTAAATCCCCACAGAACGGTGTTCGTAACCGCTTCGTATATCAGGCTACCTCTGGGCAGACTAGCTTCAGTGGCAGTGATGCTGACTCTAAAGTGCTGACATATCAAGACAGCTTGTACCTAGACGTATTTCAAAACGGTGTCTTACTTAAACCCGGCACAGACTATACCGCAACGACAGGTACAACAGTTGTACTGGTCACAGGTGCCTCACTTAACGATGTAGTTGAGATGGTAGCATATGATGTATTCTCCGTTGCTAACAGCTACACACAGTCGCAGAGTGACACACGCTATCCTTTCAAGGGTAACAACAGTATCATCCGCCTGAACGGTCAGAGTATCACGGCAGACATTACGATTGATGCTGATGAGAACGGTGTGTCAGGTGGGCCTATCACACAGGACAATGCGACTGTCACTGTTAATGGATATTGGAGTATCGTATGACCAGTCAGTTAAATGTAGATACTATTGTAGATAAGGCTGGCTCTGGCGGCTCTAACGTCAAGATGGCTAATACATCTACCTATGTGTCAGATGGTGGTGCCGTTTCCCAGAATACTGTGCAAGGGTTGGCGAAGGCTTGGCACTCTTTTAACGGCACAGGTACAGTTGCTACAAGAGGTTCATTTAATGTTTCTTCTTTAACTGACACAACAACGGGTCAATATGCAACTGTTTTTACAAACAGTATGTCCGATGGAAACTATTCTCACTCTGGATTTTCGGAACACGATGGCGGCACACACGCTCTGTTTGCAACATCAAACAAAGATAATAATCCACCTTCAACAACAAAAGCGGGAATAGATAGCTTTAGAGGGTCTGATAATACGGCTGTAGATTCTAGCCAAATGACGCACATAATTGTGGGAGACCTAGCATAATGGCAAGTGTACTTAAAGTAGATGAGATTCAAAGCACTTCGGGCGGTGGGGTTATTACACCTACAAGACCAGCCTTTCGTGCTTGGAATAATGTTGCAGATGCCAGCATAGATGCAAGCAGTTCAGATATAAAAGTAAACTTTGATACAGAAATGTTTGATATCGGCGGTAATTTTGATTTAGCCAATAGCAAATTTATTGTACCAGTCACAGGCTTATACTTTTTAAGTTTTGCAGTTTATATTGGAGGTGCGTCAGATGTAACTTCATTCAACGCAAAGTTATACTTAGATGGTAATAGGCAGTGGCCAATTTCATCTAACAGGCCGTCGGCATCATTTGTTCAAGGCGGCACTGTTGACCTTCAAGGTGGGGCCACTGAAACTTCAAGTTGGAGTGGTGCTGTGCCATTGGTAGCAAATGAAGAATTAGAAGTATATTTTAAGGCTGTTGGTGATACCAGTGTAACAGTTCAAATCTATGGCACAGATTTCAGTGGATATTTAATAGGATAAAACATGGCAAGCGAACTAAGAGTAAACACCCTGAAGGATGCCGCTGGGAACAACAGCATTGCTACTAGCTTTGTGGCGGGTGGTAGTGCAAAGGCGTGGGTAAGATACAATGCAAGCAGTGGAACGCCATCTGTTAATGACAGTTTAAACGTAAGCAGTATGTCGGATGTGGATGCGGGAAAGCACTCGTACTTATTCTCGTCCTCTTTTGGAAATGCAAACTATGCTTTTACTATGGGTGGCAGTAACGTGGGAACAGACAGCAGACTTTTGCTTAATAATGCAAATGCACCAGCAACAGGCTCATTTCAGTTTGTGACTATTAACGGTTCAAGTGCCGCCACAGATGGGACACACAATGCCACTGTATTTCACGGAGACCTAGCATAATGAGTAAAGCAGCAGAACTAGCCGCACTGATTGGTTCAGGTCAGGCGCAGGGTGATAAGAACCTGATTATTAATGGTGCGATGGCTGTTGCACAGAGGGGAACGAGTGCTGTTACAGTAAATAGTACGACAAGAACGTATG